AGAGATAAAGGAGAAATCATTAATCTATTGCTCTCTGGTGGGGCAGGTACTGGTAAGACCTCAGTAGCTAGAGCTCTTTGTAATGAACTAGATTGTGATTATATTATCATTAACGGCTCAGAATCGCGCGGTATCGACATGGTAAGACAGCAAGTGTCATCTTTTGCTTCTACCATGTCGACTAACGGCAAGGTGAAGGTTGTGATTCTCGATGAAGCGGATTACATCACACCCGAAGCACAAGCTGCTCTCCGCAATTTGATTGAGTCCTTCTCTTCATCTTGCCGTTTTATACTTACTTGTAATTTTAAAGCTAAGATTATTCAACCTTTACATTCTCGTTGTTCGGTAGTTGACTTTACTATAGATAAAAGTGAACTACCTAAGTTACAAGCTGAGTTTGCTAAAAGAGTAATATCTATACTTAATAATGAGCAAGTAGAGTTTAATACAGAAGTTATCTTAGAAGTTATAAAACGATACTTTCCTGATAATCGTAGATGTTTAAACGAACTTCAACGATATGCTAATATTTCAGGAAATATTGATACAGGTATCTTATCTGTCGTTGATAGCTCTAAAGTAAAAACTCTCGTACAGTTTATAAAGAAGAAAGACTTTAAGTCGTGTCGGCAATGGATAGCTGACAACCCTGATCCTGATGTGTTGTTTAGTGAACTATATACTAATATATCTAGTTTAGTAGATTCTGCATCTATACCTGAACTTATCTTAATTATGGGTGAATATCAGCATAGAGCAGCTTTCGTAGCTTCTCAAGAGATAAATCTAGCAGCTTTTGTTGTAGAGATAATGAAGAGTGTAAAATGGAAATAAAAGAAGGTATTTTTAGACTATTGAAAAAAATTATTAACGAAAACAGCTTAACTCTTGCTGTAGTATATACACTTGGTCATGTAGTAATTGCTATGAATGTAGTATATTGGTTAACAGGATCAACCATATGGGAAGCAGGAGTTGTAGCCTTAGTCGAACCTTGCATAAACGGGGTATGGTTTTATATTCTACACAAAACATGGGTTAAGTTAACAAATGGAAATTGACCTGTTTGGTAATGTAATACAAAAAGAGCAAGAGTATGATTCAAAACCTGAAAGTGAATCACCTTTTGTTTATATGAATTATATTTCTAAAAAAAGTTATCCTAATAACTTAGATGGTTATAATCCATTTCTCACAAATCTTGGTTTTAGTCAAAGTCAAGAAACGGTATTGTATGCCAATGAAATGAATAAATATTCTGAACTACCAGAACAAGCACAATTCGATTTCTATTACTATAGCTTACCTAAAAAAAATTATTTTGCTAAATGGGCTAAAAAGATGAAAACAGAAGATACTCAAATGATTATGGAGTATTTTAAAGTTTCATATAAAGTTGCTAAGCAATATGAAAAGATATTACAGCCAAAACAAATGAAACAAATTAAAGTTTGGTATGAAACTAGAAAAGGAGGAAAATAAATAATCTAGCGGGTCTTCTTAATTATGGAAGATAAAAATGTTAAATAATTTATTAGAGGTGCGATTGCGAGAAAAAGATGACTTCCTCAAAATCGTCGAGACTTTAACTAGGATTGGCATTTCATCAAGAGATAAAAAATTAGTTCAAACTTGTCATTTGTTTCATAAAAGAGGCAAATATTATATTTGTCATTTTAAAGAACTATTTAAAATTGATGGTGTAGATAGATCTAGTATTACTGAAGAAGACATACAAAGAAGAAATGCTATAGCCAAACTCTTACAAGAATGGGGGTTATGTTCTATTGTGTTAAAAGATAAAGCAGAACCTAGCTCATTAAGCAAAATTAAAATCGTTCCTTATTCAAAGAAAAATGAATACACCCTTAAACAAAATTACACTATCGGTAAAAAGCTCTCTGATTAGATTATAATAAAGGTATGGATTATTATACTAATATTGTTCGTCGAGGTGACAAGCTCTTAATTAGAGGTGTTAGAGACGGAGAAGAGGTTCGTGACAAAGTACGTTACGAACCTACTCTGTATATAGAGCATCATAAAGATTATGGTTTTAAATCTCTTTATGGTAAAAATCTTAAACCTATTGACTTTACTAATATGAATGAAGCTTGGGAGTTCTCTGCTGAACATAAGGACTCTAATCTTAAAGTATATGGCTTTCCTAGATTTGAATCTCAGTATTCGCTAGAGAATTTTGGTGATGCTGTTAACAAATGGAATAAGAAAGATCTGAGAGTCTTTAATATAGATATTGAGGTTTTTTCTAACGAAGGTTTTCCAGAAGCTAAAGATGCTGCATACCCTGTTACAGCTATATGTATTCATGACTCTAAAGTAGATAAATTTATTACTTTTGGTCATGGTAAATGGAATGAAGCAGAATCAATACTACCTGAAGATATTCGTTCAAGAGTTGTTTATGTAGAATGCAAGACTGAGACTGATTTATTGTCAAAATTTCTACAATACTGGAATAAGTACACACCTAATATTGTTACTGGATGGAATATAGAAAAGTTTGACTTTCCTTATCTGTACAACAGGCTAGAAAATATGGGTATTGGAGGTCATAAGCTTTCACCGTGGGGAAGAGCATCTCTACGTCACATTCAAACATCTAGAGGCGAAGAGATAGCTGTTACTATCGATGGTGTAGACCAGATTGATTACATTGAACGCTATCGTAAAACTAAGATTCAAGAATCATATAGATTAGACTTCATCGCTTCTGTAGAACTAGGCGAACGTAAGCTTGATTACTCTGAAGTATCAGGTTTACATATGTTGTATATAGAAAACTTTCAAAAGTTTATTGACTATAATATTCAGGATGTTAACTTGGTTAAACGTCTCGATGAGAAACTAGGTCTTATTGACGCGCAAATTATGATTGCGTATATGGCTTGTATTAATTACGGAGAAGTCAATTCTACTGTTAGAACTTGGGATAGTCTTATCAATAAAGAGCTACAAAAAGATAGAATTATTCCTCACTTTCATATTACAACTGCAGAATCTTCAGGTAACATTCCAGGTGGTCATGTTAAAGAACCTCAAGTAGGTAAACATGGTTGGTGCATGTCTTTTGACTTAAACTCTCTGTATCCTCATCTTATTATGCAGTTTAATATTTCTCCAGAAACGTTTAGACCTGAACAGCAAGTCTGGCCCATGGAAGGTGACATGGAACGAGTGCAAAAATTCTTGTCTAAAGAGAAGTTTAAAGCACCTAAAGGATTGTCAGTATGTGGGTCGGGATACGCGTTCTCCAATGAATTTGAAGGGGTAATACCACGTCTAATGCGTAGATTGTATGATGAGCGTAAAGTAATCAAGCAAGCTATGCTACAAAAACAAAGAGAAGGTAAAGACGATTCACTTGAGAATCTACGTCAATACGTGATTAAGATTCTACTAAACTCGGGCTATGGCGCGTTTGTTAACAAGTATTTTAGATGGTATGATCAACGTATTGGTAAGTCTATTACACTATCTGGTCAGTTAGTTATTCAGATTGCTGAACGTGAGATTAATAAGTGGATGAATAAAGTTCTACAGACAGAAGATGTAGACTATATTATCGCTATTGATACTGATTCTAACTATCTCAATTGTCAGCCTCTCGTAGAAAAATTCTTTTCTAATAAAAGTAAGGATGAAATTGTAGATATCTTAGATAAGATTGCTAAAGAGCAGGTACAGAAAGTACTTGAAGCTGGCTGGCAAGATACAAAAGAGTATCTTAACGCATACGATCAAAAAATGGTTATGGAAAGAGAAGCTATTGCATCTTCTGCTTTCTGGACTGCTAAGAAGCGATATGCTATGTGTGTATGGGATATGGAAGGTGTACGTATGCCTCCAGATAAACCTAAGCTTAAGATTCAAGGCTTAGATGCTATTCGTTCTTCAACTCCTCAATCTTGTAGAGATGCTTTGCTTACTATGATAAGACTTACTCTATTAGAAGATGAAAAAACTGTACAAGAATATATTGCTAACTTTAAAGATAAGTTTGTAAATATGCAGTTTGAAGATATAGCGTTTCCTAGAACTATGAATAATATTACTAAAATGACTCAATCATCAGGTTTTGCTAAAGGTACACCTCCACATATTAGAGGTGCTATTCAGTTTAATCGTTTGCTTAAACAATATAACTTAGAAAAAGACTGGGAAACTATGAAAGATGGAGAAAAGGGAAAGTTTATTTACCTCAGAGAACCTAATAATATTGGTACTAATGTGTTATCTTTTAATCACACTGTTCCTAAAGAGTTTAGCTTTTCTTCTTACATAGATTATGAGAAGCAGTTTGCTAAAGCTATAATTGAACCTATGGATATTATTCTTTCTCCTATTGGTTGGACTCCAGAAAAGCAAAATACACTAGAAGATTTCTTTTCATAATAAATAGATAAAAGGAGATTGTAAAATGAATATTTTACTTTGGATTGCAATTGGAGCTTTTATTGGCTGGAATTTTCCACAACCGTGGTGGGCAAAAGCTATTCAGGAAAAAATTATTAGTATGTTGCCTAAAAGGGATTAAAATGGATATTGATATTGTAAAAAAATTTGGTTCTTTAGCTAACTTTAGAGATTTTTTATCTGAAAAGATTAATGACGGAGCAGAAATTTCTAGAGGTAAGGATAAGACTGATACATCTAAAGAACAGAAAAAAGAAAAAAAGATTTCTAAAGAAGTAAAAAAGAACGCTGATGGTTCCGCTACAGAAACACATTATGATACTTCCGGAGAAGAAATGCCGGCTCCTGAAGATATGCCTCCTCCTACTCCTCCTGTAGATCCTGCTGCAGCTCCTGGATCTCAAATAGCTGTTGGTAAAAAAGATGTGGATGATGTAGAAGCAGACCCCAAAGCTGTTCCTATTAAAGTTTCTGGTCAAAAAGAAAAGCTTAATTTAAAGCCTAAAATTACAGTAAAAAATGATGGATCTGAACGAAAGTAATTTGGAGATTTACGCAGCTAAGTACTACAGATCAGTATCGTGTTTAAGTAAAGAAGAATTTTTAGAAGATTTAAATAGACACAAACTTGCGAAAAAACTGACAAAAAAATTTGCAGCGGAAAAGTCAGAAAATATAAGATTGTTATGTAATCATATTTTAGTTTTTACAAATAGTTTTGAACTATCTGCAGCTAAAAATATTTTAATGTACGGTATAACAGAAAAAGAAAAGAGTGTAATGAAAACAGTTTTAAATTATTTTGGATATTTACTTCCTAATGAAATGTCTAATATTAAATTCGATTTGTACACTGCTAAGAATTTAAAAGAGATGGATAATGGGCGTTAACTCAGTTGTTGATACAGTTATTATTTTTAGAATTCTTAAAAAGCTTGTAACGCCTTTTAATAAAACTGCTGCGTTTAAAGCAGGTGTCATTGACAAAAATGGTTCAATTCTTATTAAACCAGGTGATAGAACAGCAAATCAAAAAAAGACAATTACTCTTTTAGATAGAATGGTGTTTAATCTTAAAAGATTACTTGCTAAAGTACCTGGTGGTAAAACCCAATTAGCTACTTATGTTGCTGCTCTTGCTCTTCTTAAAGAACATGTAGAACAACAGTCAAATAAAGAAACATCTGATTTATTATTAGAAAAAATGGCTGATCATAACATTATTCCTCCTATAAAACATGACCTATCAACCCCAGAAGGTTTTATGGACGCTTGGGAAGAAGCTATGGCTGAAAGCATGGTTTCAGGAGCTGCTTTAGGCGGTGCTTTTTCTGGGGCAGGAACAAATGCTCAAGTAAATGCTACAGGAATGGCTGGAATAGACCCTGTTCTTGGTAATAAAAAAATCAAAAGACGCAAAGATCTCAGAAAAATATTAGACAGATAGATATAATATCTGTATGTTCAAGACACTAAGTGAATCAGTGATGCAGGGAAGTTGTCCCTATTGTAAACGAGAATCTTTCGTTTACACTTATCAAGATGAAAAAATGTTTTTATGTCATCACTGTCAAAGACATATAAGTTATGAAAAGGTAGTAAAAAATGTTAACATGGATAGTGATGGGTCTAGGAGTGAACGGTCTTTTAACAAAGTCGATATCAACTTTAGCAGCATCTTATCTAATTGTCAGAGCTTATCTGATCTTCCTAGTGACCATGACTGCATACGTTATGTACGGGATAGAAGCATCCCTTCTAGCGTTTATTCTGATCTTTATTACTGTGATGACTTTGCAGAGATTGCTAGGTATGCCAAAGTTTCGCTTCGACCATCTAAGAGACTAGTACTTCCTCTTAAAAATAAAGATAATAAGTTGTTTGGAGTTCAAGGTAGAGCTTTAGATGGTTCTGAACCAAGATATATTACCTTAATGTTTGATAAAGATGAAGATAAACTATACGGTCAAGATAAAGTCGATATGAGTAAAACTTTTTACTGTGTTGAAGGACCTATAGACAGTTTATTTTTAAAAAATTGTATTGCAATGGCTGGATCTGATGGCTTATCTGATAAATACAACTCAAACGCTGTCCTATGCTTTGATAACGAGCCACGGAACAAGCAAATTGTTGATAAGGTGGAGAGATATATTGATAGAGGTTTTGCGACAGTTGTTTGGCCAGATCATATTAAAGAAAAAGACATAAACGACATGATACTAAAAGGTATTAATGTTCAATCTGTGATTGAACAAAATACCTACGCTGGTTTAGCAGCTAAAATCAAGTTTAATGCATGGAAAAAAGTAAATGGGTAATAATTTAAAAGTTGATTATAATAAAGATAATCTTCTAACTGATTACGCGGTAGGAATGTTAGAAGATTTTTATATGTTAGAGCATGAAAAATCACCTCAAGACGCGTATGCAAGAGCTTCTACAGCTTGGGCAACTTTTAATGGTGAAACAGATCATGAATTAGCTCAACGTTTATATGAGTATGTTAGCAAAAAATATTTTATGTTCGCATCTCCAGTGTTATCTAATGCTCCAAATGGTAAGAAAAAAGATAAAGGTCTTCCTATTTCATGTTTTCTTACTTATGTACCAGATACTTTAGAGGGTCTTATTAGTCATAGCTCTGAACTTCGCTGGCTTTCTATTTACGGTGGAGGTGTAGGTGGGCATTGGTCTGATGTCCGTACAGTATCTGATATTGCTCCTGGACCTATGCCTTTTTTACATACAGTAGATGCTGATATGATTGCTTATAGACAAGGAAGAACACGTAAAGGTTCATACGCTGCTTATATGGATGTCTCTCATCCTGATATTATGGAATTTATTAATATGAGAATTCCTACCGGTGACGTTCAACGAAAAGCATTAAATTTACATAATGCAGTTAACATATCAGATGAGTTTATGCATTGTGTGTTTAACAATGAACCTTGGCATCTTAAAGATCCAAAAGACAATTCAGTAAAGGAGACAGTTAATGCTCGTAAATTATGGGAACGAATTTTGGAGATTAGGTTTCGAACCGGAGAACCATATCTTAATTTTATTGACACTGCTAACAACGCGCTTCCTTCCAACCTAAAAAATCTAGGATTAAAAATTCATGGATCTAACCTTTGCAATGAGATACATCTTCCAACAAGTTCGGAACGTACTGCAGTCTGCTGCCTTTCGTCTCTTAATTTGGAACTATATGATGAATGGAAAAATACGACTATTGTCGAGGATATTATCACTATGCTCGATAACGTTATTCAGTATTTCATTGATAATGCCCCTGACTCAATCTCCAGAGCAAAATTCTCAGCTGAAAGAGAAAGATCAATAGGATTAGGTGCTATGGGGTTTCATTCATATTTACAAAGAAACGGAATTCCATGGGAATCAGAATCAGCGTCAGTAAAAAATATCATGATATTTGATAATATCAAAGATCAAGCTGTAAAACAGTCAAAACTTTTAGCACAACAAAGAGGAGAATATCCTGATGGTATTGGAACTGGTCTTAGACATGCGCACTTACTTGCAATCGCTCCCAACGCCTCTAGTGGTATCATTCTTTCTACTAGCCCTAGCATTGAGCCGTTAAAAGCTAATGCATTTACACACAGAACAAGAGCAGGATCATTCCTTGTTAAAAATGATCATTTAAAAAAGGTGTTAGCGAAATATGAAAAAGATAATGATAAGACTTGGTCATCAATCATTACAAACAAAGGTTCTGTGCAACACCTCAATTTCTTATCGGATAAGGAAAAGAGTGTATTTAAGACTGCTCAAGAACTCGATCAAATGTGGGTTGTACAACATGCAGCTGAGAGACAAAGATTTATATGCCAAGGTCAGTCTGTTAATCTTTTCTTCCCTGCAGGAAGCCAGAAATCCTATGTTAATAAAGTACATCTTAGCGCCTGGGAAAAAGGGCTCAAAGGTTTATATTACTTACGGACAGAAGCAAAAAGCCGTGCAGAAACTGTTGCAGATAAAGTCGAGAGGATCGCTCTTGAAGACTACAAAGGTACAGTCATATACGGGAAAGACGACTGCCCGTTCTGTGAAATGGCTAAAGAAGAATTCTTAATGCGAGGCATTGAGTTTGAGTTTATTAATCTCAAAGAGATTGGTAAGACTGCTGCAGAGGTAACAGGCAGAGATGTAAAAACTGTTCCGCAAATTTACTATAATGGAAATTATGTAGGAGGCTATGAAGAACTTATGGCTATGTTACATGATGATGTCACAATGGAAGAAGGTGACGAATGTAGAGCGTGTGAAGGATAAGGAGAACAATATGTCTACATATACAGATGAATTACAACAAGAATTAGACAGAGTTACTTTAAGAGGTAGTCCTGACAAGGGATCTTTTGCAAAGTTAGCATCTGTTATTTGGAGAATGGATCAACGTATTCAAGCTCTTGAAGAGCAAGTAGTAGTTGATGATAAACCTGCGAAGAAAACTTCAACTAAAAAAGGTGATTAAATGTCAATGTTAGAGGAATCTAAAACTTATAAACCTTTTCTATATCCTTGGGCTGTAGATTTGGTTAAAAAACATGAAGAAATTCATTGGGTAGAAGACGAAGCTGAGCTTTCAGAAGATGTTCAAGATTGGCGTACAAAACTTAGCGAAGAAGAAAAAGAATTTATTACTCATGTATTGAGATTATTTACACAATCAGACGTACAAGTGGGAGCAAATTATCATGATTTTTTAATTCCTAGATTTAAAAATAATGAGATTAGAAATATGTTAGCTTCTTTTGCTAACAGAGAAGGTGTACACCAAAGAGCATATGCCTTACTAAACGATACGTTAGGTCTACCAGAAGAAGATTTTCATAAGTTTTTAGAGTACTCAGAAATGGCAGATAAAATTGAATTTATGCAAGATAACAATACCTCTACACATACAGGTCTTGCCCTTGCTTTAGCTCAATCAGTATTCAATGAAGGTATGTCATTATTTGCATCTTTTGTAATGCTACTTAACTTCCAGCGTTATGGTAAGATGAAAGGTATGGGTACTATTGTTGAATGGTCTATTCGTGATGAATCTATGCATGTTCAAGGAAATGCAAAAGTGTTTAGAACATTTTGTGAAGAACACCCTCGCATTGTAACAGATGAATTAAAATCAAAAATTTATCAAATGTCTAAAGATTCTGTTGCTTTAGAAGATAAGTTTATTAGACTGGCTTTTAAAGGTAATGCTATTGAAGGTATTACTGAAAAAGAAGTTAAGCAATATATTAGACATATTGCTGATAGAAGACTTCTACAATTAGGTATGAAACCTAAATTTAACGTCAAAGATAATCCTATTCCATGGCTTGATTGGGTTCTCAATGGCGCTTCACACGATAACTTTTTTGAAAAAAGAGTTACAGAATATTCAGTTTCTAACATGGAAGGAAGCTGGGGTACTTATGAAAAGGATGCTGCATAATGGAAATGTTGCAAGCTTTAATTAAACAATATGAAGGTGAGATTGCAGTTGCTCAGGCTACTATTCGTATCTATATGAATAATAGCGTAGGCATTGGTGAGCATCCTCAGCACGCAGAAGAGATTGATACTTTA